CAGCAGTCCGAATCAGTCCGTAAGCGTATCGACAAACTGACTTATCGACTTCGGGAAGCCGAGCGTCGTGAACAGGCGGCAATTGAGTTTGCCCAGAGCCTTAAGGGAGAGGTCGATACCTATAAGAGCAAAGCCGAGACCCTCGACAAAAGTCTTGTCCAAGAGTTTGACAACCGTCTGAAGGTCCAAGAAACCCTCACGAAAGACAAGCTCAAATCAGCTATCGACATGAACGACGTCGATGCCCAGATCGAGGCCCAGCGAATGCTGGCCAGTTTGGCCGTTGAGAACGAGCGTCTCCGCGCCCAACGGTTCCGTCAGGAACAGGAGGCCGCAGCTCCGCGTCGTCCAGAACCCACCTATGCCCCTCCGCCTCAGCAGGAAGTTCGTCCTGACCCGAAGGCTCAGTCATGGGCTGATCGAAACCAGTGGTTTGGCAGCGACGAGGTCATGACGCTTGCTGCGTTCAATTTCCACAAGAAACTTGTGGAGATGGAAGGCTTTGACCCGACAAGTGACGACTACTACGGCGAACTCGACCGTCGTATTCGGAACGAGTTTCCTCACAAGTTCCAACAACCAAAGCCACAAACCCAGACAACTGTTGCGTCTGCCCGTCCTTCTTCCCGTAGTGAAAGCAAAAAACAAGTTCGTCTCACCCCATCACAAGTTTCTATTGCCAATCGCCTTGGAGTTAGCCTAGAATCCTACGCTAGGCAGATCCAGAAACTTCAGGGTTAAGGAGCCAACCATGGACCGTACACCTCGTTCTGAAACTGCTAAGACCAAGACTGCTCGTGCACAGGCTTGGAAACCACCGTCCTCTTTGGACGCACCACCCCCTCCCGAGGGGTACACGCACCGTTGGATTCGTGCAGAGACCAACGGGTTTGATGACCGGAAGAACTTCTCCGCCCGCCTACGCGAAGGCTTCGAACCAGTTCGCGCCGAGGAATACCCAGACTTTACGGCTCCCACTATTCAAGATGGCGTCCATGCAGGCGTTATCGGAGTTGGTGGCCTGATTCTGGCGAGATTTCCTTTAGAGACGGCAGCACAACGCAATGCCTATTATCGTCGCCAGACTGCTGATCAGCTTTCGGCGGTTGATAATGACCTCCTGCGTGAGCAGCACCCGTCTATGCCTATCATCAAACCTGAACGTCAAACCCGAGTTACTTTTGGTGGAAACCGTTCCTCCGAGTAACCCCCTTTAACAAGGATCTGAGCGATGCCTAACATCAATGCTAGTTTCGGGCTGCGCCCGTACCGCATGCTCGGAAGCGGCGCGAACACCAATGGTGACATTGTGTTCAACATTCAGACTGCGGCAACTGCCGGTTCTTCCAGCGTGATCTATCAGGGTTCCCCTGTTATTCCGTTGGCGAACGGCATGATTGATATCGTCGGCGCTGCTGCTGGTGGTACAGTCCCCATTCTGGGCGCGTTTCTTGGCTGTAACTATATCGACCTTACGGGCAAGCCCCGTTTTTCACCCTACTATCCCGGAACCTCTGCCTGCTACGCAAACTCAATTGCTACAGGTATTGTCTCATCCAACCCTGATCAGACCTTCCTGATCAACTGCGATGCTGCGGCTGCGGACTCCCTTGTCCACGCCAACGCCAACTTTGCTACCGCAACAAGCGGCAGCACTGTTACAGGCCTGTCTTCTGGCAAGCTTGCCGTTTCGACGGCTAATACGACCAACACGCTGAACCTCCGTATTCTTGGCTTTGAGGACACTCCTGCCAATTCGGATCCGGCCGCTGCTGGTCGTTTGGCTATCGTTCTCCTCAACAACCACTTCTACCGTTACAATGCTAACGGTACTGGTGCAGGCATCTAAAGGAGTCTGAACAATGGCTATTACACGTTCACAACTCCTCAAAGAACTGGAGCCGGGTCTTAACGCCCTCTTCGGTATGGAGTACGACCGATACGACAACGAGCATGCTGAAATCTTCGACACCGAATCTTCGGATCGTGCTTTTGAAGAAGAAGTCATGCTGTCTGGCTTTGGTCAGGCACCTGTAAAGGGTGAAGGCGCGGCGATCTCGTACGATACGGCTGGTGAAGCTTTCACCGCCCGTTATACGCATGAGACCATCGCTCTTGCATTTGCGATCACTGAAGAAGCCGTTGAGGACAACCTCTACGACAAACTCAGCTCGCGCTATACCCGCGCTCTGGCGCGTTCGATGTCCAACACCAAACAGGTGAAGGCCGCTTCGGTTCTCAACAACGCTTTCTCGTCGAGCTATGTCGGCGGCGACGGCGTTTCGCTTGTGAACAGCGCGCACCCCACCACTGGTGGCGGTAATTTGTCGAACACACTGGCGACTGCGGCTGACCTCAACGAAACTTCGTTGGAACAAGCCCTGATCGACATTGCGGCGTTTTTCGACGAGCGTGGTCTGAAGATTGCCCTTCGTGGCATGAAGCTGATCATTCCACCAGCTCTTCAGTTTACTGCGGAGCGCATTCTTAAGTCCGAGCAGCGTGTCTCTACTGCCGATAACGACATCAATGCGATTCGTACGGGTGGTTACATGCCGCAAGGCTTTACCGTCAACCACTATCTGACGGATCCGGATGCGTTCTTCATCAAGACTGACGCCCCCAACGGCCTGAAGCACTTCGTGCGTAGCCCGCTCAAGACCGCCATGGAAGGCGATTTTGAAACAGGCAATGCTCGTTATAAGGCTCGCGAGCGTTATAGCTTCGGCTGGTCTGACCCACGCGCAATCTACGGTTCGCCCGGCGCGTAAGGCGTATAGACACTACTTACTAAGGGGGGTCGGCCTTGTGCCACCCCCCTTTTTATTGTAGCGTTAAATAGTTCCTGACTGCATTTGGCAGACAACCCACGACAGGAGATTGACATGGGTACTTCAACATTTTCCGGCCCAATTAAGGCTGGCCCGATTAAGTTCACTACAGGCACCACTCTCGGACAGGACGTCGCTAACACAGGCAACGTCGTCCTCATGCAGGCGGAAGCTGTCACACAAGCCACGAACGGTGGTTCGGCTGGCGTTTACACGACAAACATCGTTCTTCCCGCTGGTAGCACGATTACTGATATCAAGCTTTACGTGGGCGTTGTCTGGAGTGGCGCGGCCTCTACCCTTGGTATTGGAACTTCCGCTTCGGCCACGGCCTTGACGGCCGCATCAGCAGTTGCTGGTGGCACTCTCGGCATCATCACTGCTACGGCAGGTGCTGACGCAACCCGCGTAGGCACTTGGTACAACGTCGGAACCACGGACATCCGCATCGTCCTGACCTCGACCAACACTGGTACAGGCACCGGATATCTGGTTGTCAGCTACGTGCAGCCCGGCGTCATCAACCCCTAATAGGAGGCTCTGATGGCTGATGCAGTTGCCACTCAAATCCTTGTAGACGACACTAAACGTGCCGTCTTCAAGTTCACGAACATCTCTGACGGCACTGGGGAATCCGGTGTCGTCAAGATCGACGTGTCTGCGCTTACGCCATATCAAGGCTCGGCGTGTACAAGTGTCGCTGTGCAAACCGTTGACGCCATCACGTCAGGCATGGGAATCAACATGCTCTGGGACGCCACGACAGATGTCCTCTGCTTGACTATTGGTGAAGCTGACTTCGTCACCTTTGATTTTTCTCGTTTTGGCGGTCTTACCAATAACGCTGGTACCGGGAAAACAGGGGACCTTTTGTTCACTACTGTCGGGGCTGCCTCAGGCGATAGATACACTGTCGTCATGGAAGTCCTCAAGGACTATGGTTGAGGTATGTCATGGCTGCACCATCATCTGTAACGAGAACTGGTAAAAATGAGCCGTTTGAGCTTCAGGTTTCGCGCGGTCAAATCACTTGGCATGAGACGCTGTTCCAGTTTGGTATTAACAATGCCGTTGGAACGTCCTTTGAGACAATTTGGACGCCAAGTTCCGTCTACTCGTATTTGTCAGCCGCGACGGTCATTAAGATTTCAAGCGGTAGCGCGGATGACGCGGCAGCGGGAACAGGCGCAAGGACCATTCAGATCAGCGGTCTCGACGGCAGCTACAATGAAATTAGCGAAGTCGTGACCCTGAACGGTCAGACGGCGGTTAACACGGTCAACAGCTATCTTCGGCTGACTAGCCTCATAGTTTTGACAGCTGGTAGCGGTGGTGTAAATGCTGGCATCGTCTACGCGGGGACGGGCACCGTTACTTCCGGTGTCCCGGCGAATGTTTTTGCTCAAATTGAGATTGGGTATAACAAGTCGCAAATGGCTCTCTGGACCGTTCCGGCGGGCTACACTGCTTATGTAACTAGCTACGCATTCACGTCCAATAGCTCAACGGCAAACAACCAAATCACTGGCGCGGTTGTTATCCGTCCGTTTGGAGGTGTGTTCAGTTTTGAAGCAACGGCCAAAGTAAACGGCGGGGGTACGTATGACCGTCACTTTGACACATATCTGGTGGCTGAAGAAAAATCTGACATTCAAATGCAGGCGTTAGCGTCTGCTGCGGCTCAGGTGACGGGCGAAATGCACGTTATCTACATCAAGAACGATGCGAGTACGGCCTGATGAAAGCCTCTAGCATCAAGCGCACTGGCGGCACGTTGAGCTATCGGGGAGTTTCTTTCCCCGGTTTCAACAAGCCGCGCGCTTCTACAAATCCGAAAAAGAAAAAGATGGTCCTCGCCAAGAAAGGCGATGAGGTAAAAGTTGTCCACTTCGGTGACGCCTCGATGGGCCACAACTATTCCGCTGAGGCTCGCAAGAGCTACCTCGCTCGTTCTGCTGGGATCAAAGGCAAGGACGATAAGTTTTCCGCTAACTACTGGGCTCGTAAGGTTCTCTGGGCCGGACCCGGTGGTTCTAAGAAGTCTCCACCCGGAGGGAGCCGATTCAAATGACCGTGGGCCTTGATTTTATTTGGAACGTCCTCCTGACGCTTGTTGTTGGCCCCATCGTGTGGGCTCTTGCTTACATCAACAAGCGCGTCGATCACACCGACGACGTGACAAACCAAATCTGGAGGACCATTGCCGAAACGCGGGAGAACATCGCCACGTCTTATGTGACAAAGGCTGATCTCCACAACGACCTCAACCGAATCATGCAGCGATTTGATCGGTTGGAAGAAAAGATTGATCGCATTTCAGGAGCAAAACAATGATGGGACCCAAGAACATGAAACAAGAAAC